TGGGATATACGGGCACAACAATGGAATGCTTTTTTAAGCTCTATGGTGAATTGATATGAAAGATATTAAAATTGGCGTCGAGCAGAAATATATCGGCGTAGAACCTAGCTGGGCTGACTTCGACCCAACTAAGGTTGATGATAATGAGCGCCGTATTGTGAGCGCGTATAATTGGTACAATTATGCAGTGGCCGATAAGGATAAGAATAAGCTCGTAACGGACTATATTAGTAGAGATGCGGCCGCGGCCGATGATGTTCGTGCTATCAATGCACTAGATCATTGGCAAATTCCCAATTGGTTCCTATCCCTATGTCGAATGCAATTACGCGGACTAATTTTGTCGGATGACCGTAAGAAGTCATTCGATACCAAGCTACAAGATATGATTCGTCTTGGAATGACGACACTTGAAATGAATAAGATCAAGACGCCGACAGCGACCGTCGTTTCAGTGCAAGACAATATTCGTTTGTCTGCGCTTGATAAGTCGGCCGACATCGATGACCAACTCGATAAGGTGTTTTTCGATCCGAAGCATACATTCAATTGCTATGAATGGCTATCGACCAAGAAGGTCGGGCCTATGATTGCAATGAAGCTGGGCGATATCTATCGTAATGATCTAAACGAGATTGAGCAGGCGCTAAGTAAAAGCGATATACAGGTCGTCGAAGGTTATTCGTCGTATAGTAAGAAGCATCTAATCGCTATTCGGGATTTCTATCGAGGACTAATTACAGACTGTGAAACTTGGGGGCGAAATCAGAAGAAGAAGCCTAAGGCGAGAAAGAAGACTACCAAAAGTGCGGATCAGCATGTTCGCAAGCTTAAGTATATGAAGGAATTTCCAGAATTGAAGCTGGTTAGTATCGATCCATCCAAGATCGTCGGCGCAAATGAATTGTGGGTATTCAATACTAAATACAGAAAGCTACAGCATTATGTGGCGCTTGATCGTGGCGGGCTGCAAGTCAAGGGAACTTCCTTGCAGAATTTTCACGATATTAATTCTGTTGCCAAGACGCTAAGAAAGCCTACGGAGGTATTGCCCAATATCATGACTGGTGGAACTAAAGCAGTTACTCGCGTATTTGACGCCATACGATCCGCGGCCACCAAGTGTAATGGGCGTATGGGAGAATCGTCTATCATTCTTCGCGTCATTTAAATGCGCGATACGTCAAATGTAGTTCATTCTTTTCCTGTCGATAGGATAGTGCGCCGCTTATCATCCCTACAGGATTCTTCTGAGCGATTTAAGAAGCATCGCATAAATCAGATTCTAGATGACAATGCAACGATTCTAGCTATGCAATTACTATTCAATGGCATCAATATTCATGATGGTGAATTTGAAAAGGGCTTCTCGCTAGCTATAGAATTCCTTCGTGCAGCACTATATAAGACGCATGATATTCATCACCCTCTACAGCTAACTGCGACTGAAATAATCAATCACTTAACAAAGAAACCGACATAGTAAATTCGTTCTTAACTTCTATAACATGAAATACCCATATTATGATTCTTCTAGACCTCTCACAAGTTATGATTGCCAATGTCATGGTATATCTGACTCGCCTCAGTGGTGCATCCCAAAATATAGATGAGAATGCAATACGTTATATGGTATTGAATAACATTCGGTTACTTCGCAGTAAATTCAAAGAATCATATGGCGAGATGATAATCTGCTGCGATTCCAATGATGTGTGGCGAAAAGATATTTTTCCGCACTATAAGGCCAATCGTAAGAAGATGAGAGAAACTTCTACCGTCGATTGGACTTCGTTATTCAATGTTCTGGGAACAATACGCGATGAACTTGGTGAGCATATGCCGTATAAGATTTTGCAAATTCCTAGGGCCGAAGCTGACGATGTTATAGCTTCGCTGTGCCATGAATATGGTAAGACCATGCGAAACGTCGGAGAAAATATTATGATTGTGTCGGGCGATAAGGACTTTGCTCAGCTTCAAAAATATGCCAACGTATATCAATATGCGCCGGTACAGAAAAAGAATATCAGCGTAGATAATCCCGAAAGATTTTTACGCGAGCATATCATGCTTGGCGACCGTGGCGATGGCGTACCTAATTTTCTATCTGACGATGATACTTTCATTTCCGATAAGCGCCAGAAGCCCGTGATGCGTAAGAAGCTGGACGAATGGTCTATTCTCGATCCTACTCTCTTTTGCGATGACGAAATGCTACGCAACTATAAGAGAAATGAGGAACTAATCAATCTCGATAAGATCCCGAAGGCCATTCAACAAGAAGTGATCACTCAGTTTGCTACGCAGACACCATCACCTCGATCAAAGATATTAAATTATTTTATTCGCTATCGTCTAGGCAATCTAACTGAACATATTGGAGAATTCTAATGATTAGAACACTATCGAGTATTATTCTCGAAATAGAAAAGCAGACTACAGACGAAGCTCAGGCTGACGTTATGAGAAAGAATAGTAGTGCTGCACTAAAGACTATTATTGGCTATGCTCTTGATCCTGGCGTCAAGTGGATGATCCCGCCCGGCGCGCCGCCCTATAAGCAGCTACATGAAGCTGCGGATCAAGAGGGTAAGCTATATTCCGAATGCGTTCGTATGTTCATATATTTTGTCGATAGCCCAGAGAATCGAAATATTACACAGATTAAACGCGAGCAGCTATTCATTCAGGTACTTGAATCTGTTGATCGCGATGATGCTAAACTGATATTGCGGGTAAAAGATAAGGCCCTTAATATTTCTCGTAAGGCCGTGACATTGGCTTTTCCTAATATGACTAAAGATTGGCCGGAATGATTGCGTTTGTAATTGCCAATGGAACAAGTCGATTAGGGTTTAATCTTCGCCAACTCATTGGTCTCGGTCCAATATACGGATGCAATGCGCTATATCGAGAATATGCACCAAATTATGACCTGCCGAATTATCTAATTGCGATAGATGACGGAATGATAGAGGAGATTCGAAATAGTGATTTTCCCAAGAATAGATTCATTGTTCCTCCACTTAGCGAACGATGGGAACCAAAAGAATGCAACCCAAATCAGCCTCGTAGTAATGCGGGTATGAATGCAATGATTGAAGCTATTCGGCACGGAGCGACTACCGTAATTGGGCTGGGGTTTGATTTCATGCTGAATGATGTTGGTCAATCTGTTAGTAATGTATACGATGGAACTATCAATTATGGCCCAAACACCCGAGCCCGTCATGAAGATAATTTCGGCCGCACGCGATATCTGAATTGGCTAGTGTCTAATAATCCCACTGTCGATTTTTTACTATGCTATGAGTATGAAGCAGATATTGCGCTACGTCGTATGCCCTCATCCAATAGTAATATTTCCACGATTACGTATAAGCAGCTATTGAATTTGAACGGCGAACATCCAGATTCTCGTATATTCAGCGACGAACATCCAGATTCTCGTCTATTATGAATGAGGTAAATCAATGAATACTATTCGTCTTCATGTTCGCGGACAAATGGGAGTCCAGATTCTTCAGGCCGCGACCGCAATTTCGGTTATCAATAGCGACGAAGAACCAATTATCTGCGTAAATACAGGTGGCGACCTATCATATGATTCGACAAACAAGCTACAGGATGTCTTTGATGTGAACTGTCGAATAATTGAAATTGACACGATTCGCAAGACACCATATTGGGTAGAGGGGTCTGCTAAGTACATCTTCAAAAATAGAGACAAAATTTTTCGCTGGCTTACACCTAAGGCCAACATCTCACCCAATCCCGATATTATTGGTCGTCTTGGTATTCATATTCGTGGTAAGGATAAACACGTTGCTTCAATTGAATCATATAGGCATCTTCTGACTATAGCCCGCGCTGACCGCGTCACTCATGCTGATGGTCCCGATGCACTAGTCATCTATTCGGACGATCCCGATCTAGCAGCAAAAACATACCCAGAGTATACGATATCAAATCAATCAAGTATTGCCGATTGGATTGATATGTATAATTCCGATATTGTATATGCTGCGCCAAGTGCTTTCATAATGAGTATGCTGATTTTCAATCCTAATAAGCGCATTGTATTTCTGGGAGATAAATATTGCGACGGACCTTATATTGGTTATCGTCATGATATGCTGTTTCTTCGCGAATGCCAGGCCTATTGTAAGAATGTGACAATATTAGATGCTTGATAATGTTCTAGAATTCTGTGATGTCTCGGGCGACATTCGCGCGCGGCTAGAAGACATCATCTTCAATGCGAAAAGTAGTCGCACTAGAGATGATGTGCGCGATTACGCTCGGCAAGCATTTGAGCTTCTAGCTCCAAAAGCAAGCGCCGATGTTCTACTGAGTTCAACAAAGGATTTTACTCGACTCAATTGCGATGATCATACTTGCCGAGCAGGAATACATGTGGTAAGATCGTATTTCGCTCACCTCATTAGAAATATGCATAGGGCTGAAACCGAATACCGCACGGAATATTCGAAAGAGTATGATGAGCATGGTATTGTGGTCGTTCATGATTTCCTGGAAAATACACTACGTAATAGAGTGACTGATGAAATCCAAAAAATGCCAGAAGCTATGATGAAGATTTCGTCTAACATCATATCATTCAATACGGAGTCAATCGCACTCAATATCATGCTCAATGAGAGCTACATGAAACCAATAATATTCGATTGTCTGGCCTATGCTAGCCCAGAAGTATATGACTTGTATGCGAAGAATACATTTGTTCAGCGATTGAGAAATGTGCCCAAAGATGGTGATGTACAGAAGATTTTACATTCTGATACATTCTTCCCATGCATCAAGTGGTGGTATTTTCCAGACGAGGTGAAAATGGAGAATGGACCTTTCGTATACGTGCCTGGATCGCATATATTCACGCGCGGCCGCGCGAAGTTTCTATATGAACAATCTATTGCGTTAGCCACATATAAATTGGAGGCCGCAAGAACCTACGGGCATGTCGAGGGATCTCTTCGAGTATTCGAGAATGAGCTAAGTGAGATGGGTCTTACCGAAAAGCCGTATATCGTTCCCGCAAATTCATTGATTGTCGCAAATGTGTATGGATTCCATCGGCGCAGTGAAGTAGTAACCGTGGGTCATAGGGATTCCGTACATGGCTCAATTCGCGTGAATACACCTTTTGTCTGATAAATGAAATGTATACATTTATCAGTCAACTACCTTAAAATTTCGTGAGGTAATATTATTGCTTACAGCACTTCAACGGCGCAATAATATTACGGTAATATTGTTACTTATTGCAGGCCAACAAAGCAATAAAATTACTCATGATTTCACTAGACAAATGCGCCAACATGCGATATAATGGTAATATGATGAAAAAGAAATCTAAAAATCAATTCAATTATCTTGCCGCACTCGTTGACGGCACGGTATTTCTATTCTTCTTTTCCACGATAGTTGGAGTATTGATTATGCTTGATTGCATTATCAATTAACCCAACAATGTTACTTATTGAGGACCAACAACGCAATAATATTACCGACGATTTTGTTAGACAACCGCGCCAAAATGCGCTATAATGATAATATGATGAAAGGAACGTAGTGTTCTTTTCGAGCAGAACACAAGAGGAAGTTAAGAGAATGAGTAACGTAGTTAAGATGAACGCTAAAGATAAGGTGGCCGTGCTGAATAGCCTTTTGGCGAAGAGTGGCAGGGTTATGATGGCTGAGCTTATTACGATGGTCGGCACTGCGCGCCGGGCACGTAGCGCCGTATTCAAGGCTCGGCGAAGTGGGCTTCTACTAGAGGCGGTTCGTGGGCCCTCCGGTAAGGTGGAGTCATATGTAT